CTCTTTGTACTCCGGCGCGTACTGGTTGGGGATGGCTGCGGGTAGCGTATATGCTGGGGAGACAACGGGGGTTGGGTCCATTGGGGTTATTGCGGCACACATGGAGAGGAGCAAGCAACTCAGGGATGCGGGGATTGGGGTGACAGTACTTCGTGCAGGGAAGTACAAAGCCCTTGCTGGTCCGTTCGAGAAGCTGAGCGACGAGGCCAAAGCGGGCTTGCAAAAGTCCCTTGACGCAGTCTATGGAGTCTTTGTAGAACAGGTCTCAGCAATGCGTGGTTATTCTACAGAATACGTCGACAAGATGATGGCTCAAGGGCGCGAGTTCATCGGGGAGGAGGCCGTAGGCCCTGGCTTGGTAGATGGGATTACTTCATTCGATGCGCTTCTGTCCAAGGTTCAAGCCCAAACTGTTGACAAGACACAAAAACTAAAGCAAGATTCATACCATAACCAGATCAAAGAGGCGAATATGAAAAAACGAGTGCTCACCGAGAGCATAATTACGGCTCTTGCAGAAGGGGCAGTCCAGGTTGAAGAAGTCCAAGGTCAATCTAATGCAGGAGAAGCTGCTGCCATCGTTACTGCTGAAGTTGCAGAGCCTGAAGCCATTACTGCTGAAGTCTCCGTGGCTTCCGAGGTTCCCGCAGAGGAGCCAAAAGTTGAAGTAGTTGCTGAGGTCAAGCCGGACGCGGGTATCGTTGCTTATTTGCAAGGTCAGGTTGCTGAAAAAGACAAGGCACTTCTTGCTGCCAACGTCGAACTTTCCAATATTCGCAAAGACCATGCTGACTTTACAGCGGTTGTTGGCGGACTCATTGAAGTCGTTGGTAACTCGATGACCAATATGTCAGTTGCTCTTGACGGCGGAAAGATTGATGTGACGGGCATGGCCCCAATCGCAATCCTCGCTGAGCACAAGCGGCTGAGTGAGCAGTTCAAATCCAAATTCAAGGCGGGCGGCGTGGGTGCAGTGGATGCCGCCGATGTTTCGGCTGAGCCTGTCAAGGTTGATCCCTTGTACATGCAACGGCTTGCCTCGGTTCGTTCCACTGTAAAAGCCAAATAACTAGGAGATAAATTATGGCCAAGTTTCAAATGAAGGAGCGCATTCCTACTTCCGCCAAGACCGCACGTTTGGCTGAAGGCACGGACGCCGCCAATGCAACGCCAGCTACGCTGGTAGCGAATAACCACTCGGATGCGGAAGTTGGCAAGATTGTCAAAGTCCTTGGTGAGTCTCGGTATGGCTTGGCTGCTGCTGGTAATCAGATTGAAGGGTTTGTCTCTTCGGTTGAATCGGCTACGGCTGATGGTTTCACCATCGGTTCAGTGATTGGCACGGTGGGTAACTATAAAGAGGTGACTTTCGACGGCCTCCAGGCTACTCCGGGTACGGGTACGATTGCCATTGGCGACCGTGTCGTTACGGGCACCGTCGTCGCCAAGGGTACGGCTCTTACTGGTCCGGCGCGAGTTACCAAGGCCACTACCCAAACGGGTATGGACTTCGTGTGGCAAGTTGTTTCATTGGGCTCAGCGGGCACGGGTGCGGTTAGCACTACCGGCGTCATCGAGCGCATTTCTTAATCGTTTGGCCCAAAGAGGAGAACTATAAATGGCCGCATTCATTGACGACACTGGTAATACCCAGCAACTTCCACTCGACGTGTCTATGTACCGTCAGGCTGCTGACAATCAGATGTCCTTCGAGCAGTTCATTAACCGCCAGTATCCGGCATCGGTACATGGCAATACCTTCGATCAACTGCTTGCCTCAGAGGGCATCTTCTGCCGCCCTAACCGTAACATCGGTTTGCGTGCCGCCAATATGGACGAAGTCCTGAATGGCCGCTCACGTATGGAAGCTGGCGTCGTGGTTAAGGAAGCGGTCCCCGCTTCGCGTATCCTTGCCCCGGCTGCTATCCTTTCAGCGGTTGAGGACAAGATCCTTGCTGATCTTGAGATGAACCCGATGGCGTTTGACAGCATGATCGCCCTTGATGAGGCCATCAACAATGATCGCTGGGAGCGTGCAATCCTTAACTTCTCGAAGCCGGAAGCCGCACGCAGTGCTGTGATTGGCCAGCTTGCTCTGCCAGCATCCATGCTGACGATCACTGCTTCGCAAGTCACCCGTGCAATTCCTACCCGCTCTATCGGTATGGAAGTGTCCGACCAAGCGCTGAAAGCAACTTCACTGGATCTCGTGACTCTTGCCTTGGCTCGCCAACGTGCGACTGAGCGTAATGAGCGCACCAATGAGTTCCTCCTATCGCTGCTTAACGGTGATGTGGATATTGGCATGGTGGCCCTGAGTACGATTGCCAACAAGGTTGTGAAGGCTAGTGTATATGATAGCTCAATCGTGGCAGCAGGCGTGCTTACCCAGAAGGCATGGATGGCCTATCTGATCAAGAACGCAACTCGTCGCACGATTACCCATGTTGTTACTGACATCGCAGGCGCTCTGGCTATCGAGCAGCGTACCGGCAAGCCAGTGATCACTGGGGATAACCCGAACTCGCCGCGTGTCAATACCGAGATGTCGGTAGTCAATCCGCTGTGGCCAGCAAATGTCCGTATCTTCATCACCACGGATACGAATTGGCCTGCCAACACGATCCTGGGCTTTGACGCCGGATATGGTATCCACCGGGTTACGAGTACCTGGGCATCGTATGAGTCGGTCGAGCAGTTTGTTCTAAAAAGAAGCACGGCAATGCGCTTCGATTCCGGCGAAGTGGTTGAGCGCCTGTTCGATGACGCATTCGACGTACTCACGCTCATACCTTAAACCATAGGCTAAGGTATGAATTAACGGACCCCCACAAGGGGTCCGTTTTTTTTTTTACTCTACCAACAACCAACTTGGTAAGTCTAGCCCGATGTCTTCAAGGTATGCTTTCACTAACGCTTCTGGTTTTTCAAGGGCTCTATTACAGATTTTGCGGTGGGCACTTTTTATGTTATTCGATGAGTCTAGAAAGTCTGGGGTGAGCGCAAATTTTCTAACTCCGATGTTGAATCCAATAATGTGACTGTGCTGTAGTGGGTTTTCTAATGATGGGGGACCCCCACACACAGCACACGTTAGTGTGTGTTTCTGTTTTATGTAACGTACTGGCATGCGGCGCATATAAGTCCTCCACTCATCTTGGGTCAGGAATACTCTTCCGTCGAATCCACTCATTTGCTCTGCTCAAGGAGAGCAGACATGGCATAGCGAATAGCCTGTGCTACTGAGATATCGTGATGCTTTGCATACTCCTCAATGCGGAGTTTCAATATAGGGGTGCAGTGGAATATTATCCGGGAAGATTTTAGTGTCATTTATAGCTCCAGTAAGTTATTAACAATATATAGAACCTATATAGCATCTGTCAAGGTATAGATTTTGCTTGCTCTCTGTGTTAAATTGTCTTTACTTAATAAGAGGCGTACAAATGGCCAGACAGAAAGCTATTTTCGACGAGCCCAAAGTTGAGATTCGGGTAAAGGTCGTACAAGGCCTTGCCATGATTGACCCCCTTACGGGCACGACTTACACCACGTCCCCAACCTTGGTGGTTCAGCCATCAGTGTGGGTTGATACTCATTTGGAACTCGGTAATCTCATAAGGGTTTAGCATGGCAGCGGTCCTGACCTACACAACCTATGAGGATGTGCGCGCAGTCCTCGGAATATCTGATGATGAATTAGAGGATGCCGCACTTGATTTAGGGGTGTATGCAGGAGACTTGTATCTAGCCCTTACTGAGATTAGCGAGGACCTCCCCGCACTTTACGTTACGAAGAAGGCCATTGCTGAGGAGAGTCGTACTGCGGATGAGCAGAAGTTCGTGCTGCTTGTGTCAAGGTTTGCTACTTATCAGGTAGCCCTCCAATCCGGTGCGGCGATCCTGATGGGCGCTCAGAAGATCACGGATGGCAAAGCGGAGATGGCCCGCTTCACGTCATCACCTTACAGAGACTTGCTGGATCGGGTTGAAGCAGAGTATGCCCGTGTTCGCAGACTGCTGGAGGATATCTTCGCTACGCTGACGGGCGGGGACACAGTGGCTAACCCAGCAGCCACCCTGCTTGTTGGTGCGAAGCCAGCAGTTGATCGAGTAACAAACGCATGAAGTTGAGTAAGGTTGCCGGGTACTTCGACAACCTCGTTGGGCAGGATGCCTATGGCACAGCCACGTTTCTTTGCCAGTTTGAGCCACTAGCCTACTCCAAAATTGATGGGGTCGCTGTACGCAAGCGCCAGATATCCACCGTTGAGGGCGTAACGATGCCTGCTCGGGGGGCTATCCTTATTGATGGGGATGTCTACTTGGTAGGGCACCCTGCCCCTGATTACTGGATGGGTGCAGTAATTCGCAACACGCATGTAATCCAGGGCACGGATGGTCTCGCGGACCTTACCAGTATTGCGGATGCTTTGGTGTCTGCCCCTGCTGTATCAGCCTATGCCGCCTTGGTATTCAGCAGGTATTTGCCGGATAATGCAGACTCCAGCAAGTATCCACCACAGTACCAAGTGTTTCTTGCGGGGACTGAGAGTGCGCCAGCCAACACCCTCATCCTACTGAATGGGGTGTGGTTCCTGGTCAAGGAATCCTACATCTCTACGTCAGGACTACGCATAGCCCTTGCTAATGTACTTGACGAGCCAGCGTTTGGAATGGCTACCTTGCAGACAGAGACTTATGATGTGGCCACAGACAGCTATACATCAATCCCTACTAGCCTCACGGTACTGCGGGTTAAGTGGACTGAGCACTTTAACTACTTGAGCAAGGCGTCGGAGACTTACGAACGAGGGGATCAGCAGCTATTCTTGCCGATGACCGTAACCCCTAAAGAGTCGGATACGTTGGACTTCCCAGATGGGACATGGCGTATCCTTGCCGTGCAGGATGAAACTACTCATTGGTCGTGCCATGCGCGTAGAGATTAAAGGAATTGATAGCTTCATGCGGAGCATCGACACGTGGGTAGGCCGTGTCGAGAAGGGCGTGGCGGAAGCCGCTATGGGCCTTGCTCATGAGGCGTTTAATGAAATCCTTGAGAACGCACCACAGAACTCAGGTGACTTCGTAGCCAATACCAAAGTATCCAAAGGGACCATAAACCCTTCCTTCACGCCCTTCGCTCTCAATGCGAAGGTGAATCAGTATAGTCAAGGAAGTAGCCCGGCTCAGGCTTATGCAAAGTCAAGGGCCTCGTGGGTACCCGGAAAACTGGGGGAGGCTGTGTTCATTCATAGCACGGCCCAACACGATGAACCCTATTCTTGGAAGATTGAAAGTGGCCAGATCAAGCTACGCCCTGTGAATGCTGGCGCGTCTCATATTTATGAGCGAGCTTATCGACATACACAGCGTATGTATAGAAATATATACAGGGTTCAGATGGACGCGCTGACAAAGGCCGGGCGATGACTACCTACGTACAAGTGCGGGATACCTTGGCCACCCTTGTCAATACGGCATGGACGACCCAGTATCCTTCAGTTGCTATCTTCCATGAGAATACAAAGCAAATCCCCCTGGATACGGTGGGTAAGAATTTCCTACTTGTACTTGTTGAGTTTGAGGACACCTTCCGAACGAGTGTGGATCTTAACCCAATCAGTGAGTCGCATGGGGTTATTAGACTACGCTTGTTTGCCAAGGAAGGATCAGGCGTGCGTACCGCGCTTGGCATGAAGGACTATCTGACGAACGCCTTGAAGTATCAGGTTACAGGGGGCATTACACTCGACTGCCCCACCCCAGGGCGTAGCGAAGATCGGGATGGATGGACATCGATGGACCTCATCGTTCCGTTTCAGTTCTGGCAGTGACGTAAACCCTTGACTTTAGAGCCAAGTTAAGCAAGAATCGTACCAAGTACCAAAGGAGCGCCAAAGAGCGCTAAGATAACTACTACAAAGGAACATTCAATGTCTATTACCCTCTCTACTGGCGTTATCCTTCAAGTTGCCAAAACCTATGCATCTTCACTGTCCTTCTCAGCTATCTCCAACGCAACTCAGGCTGTCTGCACTGTGACAGGTTCAACGATTGTGGCAGGGGATTACGTTGAAGTAAGTTCTGGTTGGGGCCTACTGGACAAGCGTGTTTGCCGGGCTTATACGGGTTCAAACGCGACCTCGCTTATCCTTGAAGGGATTGATACCACAGATACATCGAAGTACCCGGCGACCACAGGAGCTGGGTCTGTCCGTAAAATCTCAGTATGGACCGATATGTCGCAGATCAAGTCGGTGACGGCTTCAGGCGGTACGCAGAACTATGCTGACATTACCTCTATTGTTGATGTTGTCGAGCGCAAGATTCCGACGACCCGCTCCGCAATCGACATGACTATCGACTGCTACGATGACCCTACGTTGGCTTGGTACGCTGACGTGAGCGTTGCCGATGCTGCGCGTACCCCCTATGGGTTACTGATGAAGTTTCCGAACGGATCGAAGCTGGCTGCTAATGCCTACTGGTCGTTGCTGAAGGTTCCGACGATGGCTGTTAATGAGGCCCTGATGACGCAGATCAGTTTGTCCTACGCCGCAGAGCCGGTTCGCTACGCCAGCTAAGACTGAGTTCTTCTAACCAGCCTGGTGACGGGCGTGCGGCTTCCCCCGATTCCCGCACAGGTTAGAGAACACTTATTGAATCGGGGACCATTAAGAATTGGGGAATGAGTATGTTTAAGCTACAGCCGAATCCAACCTTCAAGGTTGACGTTACGATCCCGCGCCCAGAGGGTGATGGGACTATCAAGTTTGAGTTCAAGCACAAAGGGCGCAAGGCTCTGAAGGAGTTCTATGACTCCATTGGGGAGGGCGACAGCAGCAGGCCCGACCTGGACGTGGTCCTTGACTTGGTTGCTGGGTGGAGTGGGGTGGATGTTCCGTTCTCTCCTGAAGCGTTGGACGACCTACTCGATAATTACCCAGGCTCTACCGGGGCGATCTTCGAGGCGTACCGCAAAGGCTTGGTGGAGGGTAAGCAAAAAAACTAATAGCTCTGGCGGAGCGGATGTACGATCCCGGTCCGTCAGATGCTGAGTTAATGGCAATTGGCATACGTCGTGAAGACGTAGTGAACAACGATGTACAAGAAATATGGCCAGAGAATTATGAGCCGTTTCAGTTGTTCTCTGAGGTTAGTTCGCAGTGGCGTGTAGGCTACGCCGGGCGAACAAGCTTGGATTACAATGTAATCTTCACCCTAATGGGCCTTAAGGGGGTTAAGAAAAAGAAGCAACTAATTCTGATCGAGGCCATTAAGACACTGGAGAGGTCAGCCCTTGAACGCATGTATAGAGATTAATGGGGGCACACAGTGATCGAAGGCGCAGCTACCTTATTCCTTCAGGTCGATACCACTAAAGCCAATCTGGCCATACAGGAACTCAGGACGGCCCTCCAGACCATCCCCAACATCCAGCTAAAGGTGCAGACGGGGGAGGCGGCTCAGCAGTTAAAGACGCTTAATTCGGAACTTTCGAGCCTATCCAGGATTACAGGAGCAACTAGCGCTGCGCAAGGTAAATCTATTGATTCAGTTAAGCGCAAATTTGAAGAGTTAGGTGTAGCAACTAGAGCAAGCGCAGGCCACCAAGCCCACTGGAATACTGTGGCCAACGAGGGCCACGCAGCTATACGTGGCCTCTCTGGTTCGCTTGGCGCCCTCTGGCTGACCTATGGGTCGCTTGTCCCACTACTTGCTGGTGCCGCATTAGCTGGTTCTTTGAAGAGCATCTTCACAATCGGTAAGGACCTTGAGTATCAGTTCGCTATTGTGAGCGCGATCTCTAATGGTGCCACGGTTGATATGAAGGAGTTCAACCAAGCTGTAGCTGGCTCACAGTTCACACCGACAGAAGCTGCACAGGGCTTGCGCGTATTGGCCCAAGCAGGCCTTGAAGTTAATGAGGCTACTGCGGCGCTACCCTCAGTATTGAGGTTGGCTACGATTGGCGAGACGGATATGGGTACTGCCGCCTTAGCCTCTACTGCCATCATGCATGGCTTCGGCCTCGCTGTCAGCGACTTCGGCCATATCGGGGATGTGTTTGGAAAGGCTGCGGCCATATCAGCAACCTCTGTGACCGAGATGATGGCTGCGATGAGGCAAGCTACCCTCATCTCAAACCTTTACGGGGTCTCACTTGAGGAGACTGCGGGGGCACTGGCCACCCTCGCTAATCGTGGCATTGAAGGTTCCGCAGCCGGTACAGCAATAACCAACATGACCCGTGAGTTATCCGCTCCGGTGAGTGACCGTGCTGTAAAAGTTCTTGAGCAGTATGGGATCAAAGCCCACAACTTGGATGGGTCAGCAAAGACGCTGACTGAGGACTTGATGCAGTTGCGGGATGTAACCGTGACGATGTCCAAGAGGGCGGAAGCGGATTTCCTTGGCTCTATCTTTAATAACCGAAGTGTCAAGGCGGTAGGAATTCTGCTGCATGACATGGATAAGTTCAAGAAGACGATTGAGGATCTTAAGAAATCATCTGAGGGGTTAGGCTTCACAACAGAAGCAGCCATCACGCTAAGCTTGTCACCTGAAGGAATGCTGAAGACATTGAAGAGTGACTTTGAGCGGGTGATGGATGAAATATTCCAGAGCGTCGAGCCACAAATCAAGACATTCATCAAGTCGATATCCTCCTTGGTTAACTCAAAGGAGTTCAAAGAATTCTTCGAGGATGTATCCACGTCTGTAGCATCCCTTACTCAGGCATTCCTTGAGAACATTGGGGCTATCAAGAATCTAGCTATTGCCTATGCTGCGTTTAAGGGCTTCACGATTCTGCAAGCGGGTATTGCAGGTTTGGGGCCAGCATTTAATGGTCTTAGTGCCGCATTTACAAAAAGTGCGGCCACGTTAGGTGCATTTGGGGGGGCTGGAGCAGTAGCGGGTAGGTTAGTTGGATTATCCCTAGCAGCCCTTCTTAACCCAGTTACGCTGGTAACAACAGCTATTGGTATCCTTACATATGCGGCGTTTAAAGTGTACGACGCTATCAATGGGGTGACTGATGCCCAGAAGAAGGCTATAGAAGTTGCCCGAGGATACGCAAGTGCTAATGATACGATAGTTGAATCTCTCGACCGGGGGATTGAAGTCCTTGATACGAACATCGCTAAGTTGAGGAAGCAGATTGATTTGATGCATCAAGGTATTGGTGCCGCTGACGCGCTTAAGCAGGCAACAGCGGAAGCACCCATAGATGCTGCGAATGCTAATGCCAAGAAAGCGGAAGCTGCTTATGCTGAGGCTCAACAAAAGTTAGCTGGTATTAAGGGGAGGAAGCTAGAGGCAGGAATCCCACTTTTTGACTACTTTGATAAAGAGTATAACGGGGCACTGGAGCAGGTTAAGGCGGCCCATGAGGCCATGGTAACGGCTAAGGATGACGTTAACAAGGCGATTGCCCGAGTAACCGAAGCTGGAAACTTGTCTCAAGTGCAAGCGCAGCTACAGCAGAATGTTACTCTTTCTCAGGAGGCTGAGAAACTTAATAAGGATTTGCTTGAAATTCAGGAGCGGGGACAGACTGCGCGGGAAGCATTGCAGAAGAAAGGACTTAGTAAAGAAGTTCAGGCAACTCTTCAAGAGCAGGTGAAGCAGGCAGAACTTGCCAAGAAGCTAACCCCTGTACCTGTAGGGGTTAAGGGGGATGAGGCTATTCCCCTTGCTAACAAGGTAGATAATACTATTCTCCAAAAGGAGATAGATAAATTAAAGAACGATTCATTCAAGCGCCCAGGCAGGGAGGATAACCCTCATGGGCTTATCCAAGAAAAGAAGGATGCCAAGACCATACTCAAGGATACCCTCTCGTCCAAGCTCAAGCAGGAACAGATTATCCTCTCGACTCAGCTTCTTGACCTTGATGTCAAGGTGGCTGCGCAGCAGCTTAGCTCTGTGGATGCAACTGAGCAGAAGAACGCAGCAACGCTTGCTGAACTGAATACTGAGCGCGACCTTATAAAGTCCTACATTGAGAAGGCCCAAGCCTTAGGCTTCACTGTTGAGAAAGAGAAGTTCATCAACGACCTTGCAGAGAACTCAGAGAAGTTACGCAAGCAAGAGGCTCAGTCGCTGCTTGATATGACCAAGGCCCGTACAGCAGATAGCAATGCCCTTGATAACATCGCCCTCTCTACATCCCGCTACCTTGAAGACCTTGGCCGGGAGCGTGAGGAATTGGGCAAGACGACGCTTGAAGTTACTAAGCTCCGTATTGAGCGCGAGCGCTTACGTGCTGTAGAAGATATAAAAATCCAGGAGAATCGTAAAGAGATTACACCTGTTGTTGCTGATGCCCAGATAGCGGCTGAAGAGCAGAAGGCTGCCGCCAAGAAGGCAGATGAGGAGTATCGTGCATCCTTTGTCGGAGGGTGGCAGAAGGCAACGGATGAGTACATCAAGACGACGGATGATGCCGCTACAACCGCCGCTGACTTGTTCAAGAAGGCAACGACCTCAATGGAGGACGCCCTTGTCGAACTCACCCTGACCGGCAAGCTAAGCTTCAAGAGCCTTGCAGACTCCATTATTGGCGACATCGTTCGCATGAGTTCCAAGATGCTTGTCAGTGATCTATTCAAGATGATTGGTTTTGGCGGCAACCCTCTCGTGGCTCAAGCGAACTCCGCACCGGGAGACGCCTTGGAGAATCTCTTCAAGCTTCTTCCTAATGCCAAAGGTAATGTATTTAATTCCTCGTCATTGTCAAACTACAGCAACAATGTTTACAATACACCGAAGGTATTTGCGTTCGCCAAGGGCGCCGGGGTTTTTGGTGAAGCTGGTCCGGAGGCCATCATGCCACTTACCCGAGATGCCAAAGGTAGGCTGGGCGTGCGTGCATCCAACGATGGCCAGATGCAGGCGAAGGATAGTGGGCATACAGTCATCGTCAATATCCATGGTAATAATACTGCGGCTGATGTAAGGCGGGCGGGTGGGCAACTCGGTAGGGAAGTCCTTACAGCATTGAGCGGAGCGAAGCGTTATGGCTGATTTTAGTATCCGGGATATGCCGAAGGTGTTCTCGTATGATAAGGGTAACGTAGGGACTGATAAACCTGGGCGAGAGGGGGGTATTCCCCTTACCCGTGACGCCCAAGGACGGTTAGGTGTGGGCGTTTCCACAGCCAGTATTGAGGAGCCTAAGCGTTATGGCTAACTTTCTTGAAGAACGCTTGCCCATAAAGGTACGCATGGGGGCGAGGTATGCGGACGAGTACAACGTAGAAATCACGCAGGTTGGGGGCGGGGCGGAGTACCGACGCTTGGTGCATCCTTACTCGGTACGCCACTTCACTATCCACTACACCATGGAGACTGCTGACCTGTGGAGTCAGGTGGTCGCACTTTATGCTCGGGCGTATGGAATGTACGCTGGCTTCCGAGTCAAGCATATTGATGACTACTCCACGAATGGCAACACGCTGACCCCAACCCCTTTCGATCAGCCGATGCTCTATATCTCTGCCGGGGTGTACCAACTGCAGAAGAAGTACGGGGCAGGTGCTACACCCCTTAGCATTGGCTTGCCTGTGCGGACAATCTTTAAGCCCGTCACTGGCACAGTGCGGGTCGGGGGGGCCAGCAACGTGGAGTTTTCTGGCTTGACGGTAGATACCACGACAGGGCGAGTCACCTTTCCTGCCAACAAGACGAAAAGCATTACGGCTATAACCAAGGCCGCATCGGCAGTGGTAACGGTTGACACCCATACCTTTCTGGTCAATGAGTCAGTATATTTTTCTGGTGTTGGAGGCATGACACAGATCAATGGATTGCGTGGGGTAATTACGGCTGTTGGCGCTACGACAATCACTGTCAATATCAACTCAACGGCCTTCTCGACGTACTCCAGTGGGGGTACAGCGCAGACCCAACCCCCTGTTGCAGAAGTGGTCACTGCTGGGTGTGAATTTGATATCCCTTGCCGGTTCAATTCCCGAATCGATATCGAGCATTCATCGGCGTACTTGCGTGACGCTGGGGATGTTGATCTTATTGAGTTACTAAACCCATGAAATCCGTCGTCGCTGATTATCGATATCGAACTATCTGCCTCCGCATTGTGCCGCTGGTAGGATCCCCTATCTACTTGACGCGCTACCCGCGTGACTTGATCATGGGGGGGCATACCTATCTGTCTTCATCAGGCTATGACTTTACTGGCTACAGCGCCGAAGCGAGTTTCTCGCCCTCTCTGATTGATCTCGAAGGCATCGCTGGGCTAGCTGGGATTGGATATAACGAGGTCGCTAGCGGCGTCTTCGACAACGCCCGCGCCTATCTTTTCGCCACTTCATGGGCGCTGCCGGTAGAGGATGAAGAACCCATAGTCGCCAGCTTCCTTGGCAAGACCACGCTCAAAGACAAGCGTTACGTGATCGAGGAGATGGGCTTGCCCGACGCGCTGAACCAGTCAGTCGGCCTGACCTACACGGCTGCATGCTCCCGTACTTTTGGAGATGCGGGATGTGGTATCAGCTTGGGCGGACTTGCTGTTACTGGAACGCTGACTAGCGTCACCAGTTCATTGATCATGCGTGATTCGGCGCGGAGTGAAGCCGTTGATTACTTTGCTTACGGCACGCTGACATTTACCAGTGGGGCCAACACCGGACTCAAACTACGCGAGGTCAAGCGGTATGAGCTTGACGGTACGATAGAGGTATTCGAGGCGTTCCACTACCCCCCTGTCATTGGTGATGCCTACTCGCTGACCCCCGGATGTCGCAAGCGGCTTGAAGATTGTCGAGATAAGTACAGTAATATCCTCAACTTCTTTGGCTTCTCGAACGTCCCGCAGAGCAGCCAGTATAGCAAGATAGGTAACTCCTAATGACCTCTGATGACATCATTACCGCAGCCCGCGCTTGTATAAATTCACCATTCCGGCATCAAGGCCGCATCCCAGGTATGGCACTAGATTGTGCTGGGCTGGTGATTGTGGTAGCAAAAGCTATTGGCGCGGAATATACTGATGTTGTTGGGTATAGCCGGTTTCCATCAGGGGGCATACTTGAGTCTTGCCTATGCTCCCAACCCTCACTGGATATTATTACTGCAAGGGACCGCCAAGCGGGGGATATCCTGTTACTCAGATTTGCGGGGGACCCTCAGCATTTGGCTATCTTTACGGGGGATACCATTATCCATAGCTACGCTTCTGTAGGAAAGGTTTGCGAGCACGTTATGGATGCGGCTTGGGAAAAGCGTATCGTTTGTGCATATCGGTTTAAAGGCTTGACATGAGTAGCGGCACCTACACTACGCTCAAGCGCACATTCTTTAGCTTGACGAGCGAAACAACGCCCTATACCAGCGCCGAACAGGTGGCAGATTTTGGTAGTAACCAATCCACCCTCTACGTCAAGGTTTACCAAATCTCCGCCACGGTAGGCCGTGGTTACCCTCTCACCACTAGCATCACGAGGTAATACTATGTCTGACAGTACCATATCATTCGACGCCATTTCACAGGCGCAAGCCAGCAAGGAAGTTACAGCCAACGCTTACTTCGATGCGGCGAGCCCCGCCACGATCTTTGGTCGTCGGCAATCGACGACATCCGGCCTGACGTGGGGATACTACGGCGGATGGATACAGATCGATGGGGTGCGCACAAAGATTAACAACGGAACAATAGTGCTTCCAGCCTCGACAACCAATATCTATATTATTTGTACTCGGGCGGGCGTGGTTGGTACTGCTATTACATCCACGACGCCGGGTGATATTGTTCTTTATAAGGTGACTACCGGACCTAGCACAGTTACTAGCTACACAGACGAGCGCACATGGGTCAGCCTACCAGGTGTCTACGGCAGGCTGAATCTTGCGATGACTGATGCCAACACGACCCTTGGCGGGGCGCAAGCCAAGAATGACATCCTTGAATTCACCGGCACCCTGACCCTCCAGCGAAACATTGTCGTGCCACTCGGCGCGCAGCAATGGACGGTCTTCAACAACACCACAGGCGGCTTCGGCCTCCAGTTCATCGGCGCTACCGGCACCGGCGTCGTGGTCGCTGCTGGAAAGCGGGCGATCATCTATGCTGATGGTACGAACGTGGTGCGGGTTACGGCGGATACCTGATAGTGTGGAATGGACAGCCCTACATTGACTGGACCTCGACATGAGTAGCGGCGGCCAAGTCGCCGGTGGTGTCATTGGCGCCGTCGCTGGCTTCTTTATTGGGGGGCCTGCAGCTGGTCTGAAGGGGGCGCTCTATGGGGCACAGATCGGTATTGCCGTTGGCGGATACCTTGACCCGCCGAAGGGGCCAGTGCAGCAAGGGCCACGACTAGCAGATCTCACCGTACAAACCTCGACCTACGGCGCCTTCATCCCTCGCGGCTACGGCACCTTCCCCGTCACCGGCAACGTCTTCTGGCTAGAGAATAATCAGTTGACCGAAACCGTTAACGAAGAATCGACGGGAGGAGGTAAGGGTGGGGGGTCGAGCGCGACTACTGAAACCTTTAGTTACTCAGCGACATTTGCGATTGGCCTTCTCGACTGCACAGATGGCGTGCCGATTACCGGCATCCGGCGCATCTGGATATCCAAGAAGCCCTTCGCTGATTACGGAAGCACTGAACTTTCAGCCGTTCTCGCCAGCAACCAAGCGTCGCAGTTTTTCACATTGCACAAAGGGGAGCTTGACCAAGCGCCGGACGAACGGATGCAGGCGACGCTGGGTATCGCCAACACGCCCGCCTACCGTGGCTTGGCCTATATCGTCTTCAAGGATTTGCCGTTGGCGCCGTATGGTAACTCTCTGGTCGGCGCGCAGATAACGGTCGAGGTCGTGAAGGCGGGGGCTATCGCAGCGTCGTTTGTTGGGCCATCGTCTACCCCCCCTATACGGAATATCTACGGGGAAACCCTGCTATTTTTTAAGGATAGACTCTGGTTGGTGGGCGGAAGGGACCAAACTCTGGGGGGGATCATTAATACAGCTACAATGGTCAGTGACGACGGGGTAAATTTTTATGAGTACGCAAGCAACTACCCAGGCTCAGACGCTGACGACTCCGAAGTTCTTATTTTTAATGACGAAGTGTATGTGCTATTTAAGGTCAATACTAAGGAAGTGTGGAAGACGTCTGACATGGTTACATGGACGTATGTTGCAACAGCTACGGCTATTACAGGGGCGGGTAGAAGGTTGGGCCTTGCGGCTTGTGTCCATGATGGAAAAATGTGGATATTTGGGGGGGAGAGTTATGGCGGTGAGCATGCTGATGCATGGAGTTCTCCTGATGGGGTGACATGGACCCTTGCTACATCGGCTGCCGGATGGCACTCAAGATTCAAACACAAGGCCATGTCGTATGCTGGTAAGTTGTGGGTATTTCAAGGTTATAGCTCAGTAGGGGGCACCAACCTTACAAATGACATCTGGAATTCCGATGACGGGATTACATGGACGTTTGTCTCCACTGTGCCAAGCAGGACAGCCTACCCCTATATGGGGGCATATGGTTACGAGGTTGTTGAATTCCACGGCGGCGTTTGGTTTGTGGGTGGAGCTCTTACTTCCGGTACATTCTCGTCATATTGTTTATCTACCAATGACTTTATCACATTTGTTCAAGAACCGATATCGCCATCGTGGCCTGTCGGGGCATATGTTTCTGCAACTCTTGGGTGGTCCGGAACACTGTTCGTGCATGGTGGTTCTCTTCCTGTTGTTCACCACTATGTCGACCCAATAAGTTCCGATACGGTATCGCTTGACTCAATCGTTAATACAGAATGCCTGAAAAGTAGCTTGTTGACCTCCGGGGACATTGATACAAGCCTTTTGACTCAGCTTGTGCGAGGCTACCGAATTGGTAGCGTTGCAGCCATCCGAGCAGGGTTAGAACCCCCTCAGGGAGCGTGGCCGTTTGATGTTATCCAGCATGGCTATATGATCAAATTCAAGCCACGAGGTAGCGCCAGCGTGGCGACCATTCCAGCATCCGACCTTGACGCTCGCCAAGGAGGCGAGGCTCCGGGCGTTGCCTTGACGACGTCGCGTGAAATGGACTCAGTACTACCGCAGCGCGTAACGCTAGACTACATGGACATCTGGCGCGCTTACGACGCGGGCCAACAGTATGCGGAGCGACTGAACACGGACTCGGTAAATATACGCGCACTCGACCTCGCGATTGTACTCAATGCAGACGAAGCGGCTGGGATCGTAGAGACCTTGCTTTACCTTTATTGGCTTGAGCGATACGACGTTAGCTTCTCACTACCGCCGACCTATGGGGCGCTGGAACCCGCCGACGTACTCACGCTAAACACGGAGGACACGAGCTATAGCTTGCGCCTAACCGGAGTCACCTACACGCAAGATGGGCGGCTGGAGTGCAGCGCCAAGTATAACAATGCGGTGGTTTATGTACCCGCCGCAATAGGGGAAGAAGGGCAATCAACCGGCGCTGTCACTATTGCGCTGGCTGGTGGAACTGTCTTCGCCATGCTTGATATTCCGCTGATGGCTGATATCCACAACATCACGGGCTACCTGATGGCCATGAAGGGATACTTAAGTTCATGGCCAGGTGGTGTGCTTTATCGGAGCGACGACGCTGGGCAGACATGGACGAATTTGCAGGCTATCCAAGCGCCGGGGGCGATGTTCGGGCGCGCAAGCAATGTAATCAGCACTGGCAACACCGCACTGATGGACAAGTCCAACCGGTTATCCGTACGTTTTTACGGGTCCGGACCATCAAGCGTAACAGAACTAGCAATGCTGAACGGTGCTAATTATTTTGCTTATGGCACCGATGGGCGATGGGAGATCATCGGCGCGCAAACCTGCACGCTTGAGAGTGATGGTAGCTATACCTTGCAGGATTTACTGCGCGGACGGCAAGGGACCGAGTGGGCTATGACGACTCACGCCATTGGCGACAAGGTTATTGCGCTGGACACAAACCTTGCGTTTGTCACTACCAGTTCTGATGCTATAGGACTTAGCAAAACCTACCGTGCGGTTACAGTTGGTGCGTTGCTAGACTCGACCACCGCTGAAACTCACACCTACTCCGGCGTCAACCTTGAGTGCCTTTCTCCTGTCTATCTTGGCGGAAGCCGCCATCCGACGACCAACGACTGGACGCTGACGTGGATACGTCGCACGCGCATTGGCGGCGAGTGGCGCGACTACGTTGACGCTACGCTTGGCGAGGCGTCCAAGCTGTATGACGTTGAGATTTACAGCAGCGGCACCTACAATACGCTCAAGCGCACATTCTTTAGCTTGACGAGCGAAACAACGACTTATACCAGCGCCGAACAGGTGGCAGACTTTGGTAGTAACCAATCCACTCTCTACGTCAAGGTTTACCAGATCTCCGCCACGGTAGGCCGTGGCTACCCTCTCACAACCAGCATTACCCGTTGACTACCTCACGGTTCGTAGCCCACCACCATAACCCCAGCCTTTGACGCCATTTCACAGGCACAAGCCAGCAAGGAAGTTACAGCCAATGCCTACTTCGATGCGGCGAGTCCCGCCACGA